GAGACTATAAGAATACTTATGCTAAATCATTTGAGAAAGTTAAAGATGAAGCTGATAGCGTGCTTCTACTTGGGGACAGAGAGAATGCTAACTTCGATAGCTCTCTGGTGTCAACAAAAGGCTCGCTCATTAAGGGATACCTTACAAAAGAGCTCTATCGACAATTCTATCTTAGCAAGGAAGAAAAAGAGTTAACTAAGCGTGGCGATATCTACATTCACGATATGCGAGATATGCTCATGGGTTCTGTCAATTGCTGCCTGTTTGATATTGGGAATGTCCTTAGGGGTGGCTTTAGTATGTCCAATGTGGACTACACGGAACCTACGAGTGTATTGAGTGCACTTCAGGTAATTGGAGATATCACTTTAGTTGCAACAGCTCAACAGTTCGGTGCGATCAATAGAAACTGCCGAATTAAAAGTGTGTGAACGCATGACTTGCGGTGTTGAAATTTAGGGGATACGCCCCCATATTGTTAATATGATTTCAGCTAACGGGGAACCGAAAGGAATCCCGTGCCAAGCTACAAGAGGTATTCATACATGCAAATCGATAAATATTTTTCTACTCCCTATGAAGGCTACTTTGTCTCTAAAGATGGAGAGGTAGTCTCGTTCAGGAAACCGGCCGCTAAATCTACTCCTGATAAGAGGATTGACTATACAAGAGCTCCTAAGAAGCTTTCGTATAAGGTAGACAAAGATGGCTACTTTGAAATCCTTTTCTCTATCAACAAGAAGCGAATCTACAAGAAGGTTCATCAGGTTGTAGCAGAGACCTTTCTTGGTCCTAAGCCTGATCCTAGTTATTGTGTAGATCACATGAACAGGAACCGACAGGACAACAGGGTCGAGAACCTTAGGTGGTTGCCTTGGTCTGAAAACTCTGATGGAATGAAAGGTAAGAAGCCGGGAGTAGCTAAGAAATGCATGTATCAGGGGATCACATATGGTAGTATCAAGGATGCCTGCAAAGCAGCGGGAATTACTGTGAATTACTACTACAGTCACCCTGAGATTATCGCTAAGACTCTTGCAGAAGGTGTAGAGACTATCGAAATCCGAAAGGTGAGTAGAGTAGGCCGGAAGTGGTTACCGGTCGAAGCGCACACAAGCAGTAATGCTTAAGAGATAGTCCACAGAGCGGTTTAGGGAGATTCCGCTGGGTTTTACAATCTCCCAAATTGATATGGTTCTTCTGCCATACTGTCATAAGACTTGGAATAAGGCATACAAGCAGGCGAGCAATAGTTTCCCCGGGGCAACTGAAGTTCAGCTCCATGTGTACGCTTGGCGTACTCTTCAGGATGAACTTAAGCAAGGCTTTCAGTCTCTTGAGTTGAAACTTAATACCGTCCCCTGTTCACGAGGTGACTTTGCGTTTACTACAGTGTCCTTCGGCTGTTGGAATGACCCAGAGTTAACCAATAAAGACAAGCTCTTTCTTAAGGAAATCTGCAGTGCTATCCTTAATACCCGTATGAATGGGCATGGGGAGAATCATAAACCTGTAGTGTTCCCTAAGCTTGTCTACTTGTATGTAGAAGATTCTGTACGTTTCATTAAGGAAGCTCATGAGATCTTTGATTTAGCCATTAAGTGCTCCAGTAAGTGCATGTATCCTGATTTCCTTAGTTTGACTGGGGATTGGGTTAACAACGCTGTAGCTAAGCAGTATCTAAAGAATGGGCAAGTAGTGACCCCGATGGGCTGCAGAGCTTATCTCAGTCCTTGGAAGGATCCTGAGACTAACCAATGGATCACTAATGGTCGATGTAACATTGGGGCGGTGTCTCTTAATCTTCCCCTTATTTTGGCTTATTCTCAAAAGAATAATGTAGATTTCTTCAATGTCCTTGATGTACGACTTGAGACTATCCGTAATTTCTTTAAGAAACGCTATGATCTCATTAGACACACTAAGGCTTGCACCAATCCGATGGCATTCATGCAGGGGGGTTTCTATAAGGGGAACCTTAAGGCAGACGATGAGATTGGTGATTTGGTTAACTACATGACCGCTTCCTTTGGTGTCACTGCTTTGAATGAACTTAATATTCTTGCTACGGGTAAGACACTCTATCAGGATCCTTGGTTTGCCCGAACTGTACTGAAACATATTAACGATAAGGTAGAGAAGTTCAAGAAAGAAGATGGCTATCTCTATGCTGTCTACGGTACGCCTGCAGAGAACCTTTGTGGGGTTCAAGCTAAGCAATATGCTGATTACACAGGTGACCATCAGTTTGGAGAGTACTTCACTAACAGCTTCCATATGCACGTTAATGAACCTATCACCCCCTTTGAGAAACAGGATGCTGAATACAAGATGTTCCATATGTGCAACGGAGGCCACATTCAGTATGTCCGAGTGACTAACCCTGAGAACCTTCAGGCACTTAAGGCACTGATCTTACGAGGTATGGAGAAAGGGTTCTATCAGGGTATTAACTTTGACAGTGCCTATTGTGAGGACTGCGGTAAGCATTCAACTAATGTCATGAATAAGTGTCCACATTGTGGATCTACTAACTTGTCTGTCATTAGTCGTGTTTGCGGATACCTAGGGTACACCAAAGCTAACGGAAGTACTCGTATGAACGATGCTAAGTTAGCTGAAATTAAAGACCGAGTGTCAATGTAACTATGAACTACGCTAAGATAGATATATGTAGTATGACCAATGGTGATGGCATAGGAGTAGACCTGTTTGTCTCAGGTTGCTCCTTATGCTGCCGTGGGTGCTTCAACAAGAAAGCTCAGGATCCCCAATATGGTCAAGAGTTCACTGAAGATACTATGGACACCCTTCTAGATGCTCTTAAATCGCCCTATATTGAACGATTGAGTATCTTAGGTGGTGACCCCTTAGAGCCCTATAACAAACACGCTGTAGAGCAAATCCTGAAGCGTGTGAGGGATGTCTATGGGGACACTAAGAGAATCTGGTTATGGACAGGACGTACCTATGAGGATATCAAAGATGAACCCATCTTGGATTATGTTGATGTTCTCATTGATGGTAAATTTGAATTAGATAAAAAGGAAAAACATGAATACCACGGCTCAAGCAATCAGCGAGTCTTTAGAATATTCAACGGAGGGTCTTGCGGACACGATGCAGAGATTGTTCGACAAGGTTCACCCTTCAGGGACGAACGGAAAGCTCTATCTTAAGCTCATCCTTGAGGAGTTTGAAGAATGGGCAGAGGAAGCTTCAGATTGCCCAGAGGACTTCAAAGAACTCTGTGATCTTATCTGGGTTTGCATCATGTATGCTATTGAACATAAGTATCCTCTTGAGTTAGGCATGAAGGCTCTTGCAGAGGAATTCATGAGCAAGATGGTTGATGACAATGGCAACCTTTGTCCTACCTATAGAGCTGATGGAAAGTTACTTAAAGGAGCACACTTTAAGAAAGCTGACTTTAGGAGTCTCTTAGGTGTGAACTAATGAGATTCCTAGATATAGAACCTACAGTAGAGGATGGGGGCTCCATAGCAAAGGATATTATTAATATGTCTCCCCCTATAGCTGTCACTGGGGTTACCGTATTAGGGGTAGCCCTAAGTGATTGGGTCTACATAGGTACCATTGTGTACACTATAGTAGGCATTATAACAATGATAAAAAAGCACTGGGTAGACCCATACCTAGCTGCTAGGAGAGTGAGAATCAATGAAGAACAAAGAACCATTAGACAGAGAGAGCTTGCTGAGCTTGATTCAGGACAGCATGCTAGAGAACATGCTGAACGACCTTAAAGACCCAGAGAAACGTAACCCTCAGCTATACAATGCGATTATTAAGGAACTGCAGAGAAATGGCATCAACTGTGTGCCTAAGGCTGGCGAAGATGGAGACAATGCATTGGCATCCCTGCTGAAGGCTACTAAGGAGAACTTTGAGTTAGACTATGGAGCTAATGGCCTTGTCAACTAAAGCATTGATTCCATACTTTAATAGTTTTCCATTGTTCTGCAGCTTAGTATGGCAGACTATTGGGTTGCCACAGACTACTCCTATTCAGGTAGATATTGCTAAGACACTACAGCATCCCCCTAATGATAGATTCATTCTTATGGGGTTCCGAGGGGTAGCTAAGAGTTTCATTACTTGTGCTTATGTAGTGTGGTGCCTATGGAGAGACCCACAGCTGAAGATTATGATTGTCTCAGCTAATAAGGAAAGAGCTGATGCTAATGCAACCTTTATTAAGAAGATCATCAATGAGCTTCCTTTCTTGGATCACCTGAAGGCACGAGAGGGGCAAAGAGACACCCAGAACCTCTTTGATGTTGGCCCAGCTAAGCCTGACCATTCACCTTCAGTTAAATCCGTAGGTATTAGAGGTCAGTTGACAGGCTCTCGTGCTGATATTATCTGCGCCGATGACGTCGAAATCCCGAATAACTCCTTCACTCAGGTATTAAGAGATCAGCTATTCGAATTGGTAAATTTTGCCTTTTAGTGGGGAAACCTACTATCAAAACTAACCTAAACGGGGGAACTCTCAGAGAGACAATCCCGTGCTAAACTCAATGTTGCCATACTATTGGAGAGAGTATGGAAACTAAAATATGTAGTAAATGCAAAGCGGAAAAGCCTTTATCGGAGTTTCATAAGCGCATTACTAAAGACGGAAGAAACATAGGACAGCCTATGTGTAAATCCTGCAAGAAACTTGTATCAAGAGCTCGGTATATTAAGAACCCCGAGAAAGTCAAAGAAGTAACCAAAAAGTGGCGAGCAGCTAATCCTGAAGCTATGCAGGCTGCTAGAAAGAATTGGATGAAGAGAGCGTATAAATACTGCCCTTCTTTCTATAGAGCGTGTGATAGGTGTAGGAAAGCTGGCGTATATATAGCAGAGTCTTTTGAAGAGCTCAATGCGATAAGAGAGTTCTATAAGAAATGTCCTGATGATATGACAGTAGATCACATCTTCCCTATAAGTAAGGGTGGTTCTCACACTTTAGATAACCTACAGTATCTTCCTTGGAGAGAGAACTGTAGAAAATCAAACAAAATATTATAAGTAATTCTTGGCAACATTGAGAAATGCCTAACGACTATCCTTTATGGAGTACACCTAAGCAGGTGGAAAAGGTTAGAACCTTAAATGGTTTTGATATAGTCTGAACTCTATGGCGACATAGAGCTGCGAAAGCGGGTATAGCGTAGCGAGCTATACTGAACAAATTGAAAAGAGTTCGATGCAGTCCTTAAACCTAATGGCACCATCATTTACCTTGGTACCCCTCAGAATGAAATGTCTCTCTATAATGAACTTCAGGAAAGAGGGTACACTGCTATTATCTACCCTGCAAGATATCCTTATGATGAGACCCAGAGAGCTAACTATGGTACACGCCTAGCTAAGTTCATTGCAGACAAGTATGACAGTGATCCTGAGAAGTACGCAGGTAAGCCTACAGATCCCCTTAGATTCAATGAAGAGGATCTACAGAAACGAGAGCTGTCCTATAGAAGAGCTGGGTTCCTGCTGCAGTTCATGCTAGACACTAGCTTATCTGATGCTGATAAGTATCCATTGAGACTTAGAGATCTCATTGTGGGTACCTTCAGTACAGATGAGGCACCTATGAAACTAACGTGGATGCCTGACCCTGCTCGTAAGGTCTCACTACAGGAAATCCCAAAGGTAATGGGATTAAAGGGAGATGCTTATTATATGTGCCATACAGCTTCCCCAGAGATGGAGAAGTATTCCTATAAGATGATGTGTGTTGATCCGTCTGGCAGGGGACGTGATGAGACGGGATATTGTGTACTCTATTATCTTAATGGTTACATCTACGTAATGGAAGCAGGAGGTCTCCTAGGGGGATACTCTGATGTAGTCCTAAATAAGCTAGCTAATACTGCTAAGAAATGGAAGGTTAATGAGGTAGTCATTGAAGGTAACTTCGGTGATGGCATGTACCTCAAGCTCTTTGAGCCTGTCCTTAGGAAGGTCTATAAGGAATGTGGTACTAAAGAAGTTAAGTCAACAGGACAGAAAGAAGTACGCATCATAGATACCCTAGAGCCTGTCCTAGGTAACCATAAGATGATAGTTACCCCTGAGTGCATCAACAGGGATATCGATAGTGTCCCTGAAGGTGACTACAAGTATGCACTATTCTATCAGATGACTAGGATTACCTCAGACAGAGGATCACTAGTTCACGATGATAGATTGGATGCCTTAGCTATAGGTGTCAAGTATTTAGTAGATTTCATGGGAATTGATGCTGATGAAGGAATAAATGAAGTAACTTCAGAATGGCTAGAGGAATCTTTGGAAGCCTTTCATGGGTTTATTACAAGAAAAATAGGAATAAATACAATTACAGAAAATGTAAGAGAATCAGGTACTTCCAAGGGATTCAATAAATACAAATATTCAGAGGGATACAAGTTTACAAGATAAAATCATCCCTATAAGGGTGAAGTGACTACTCCGAATAAAATCTCCACTCCCAGAAGGGGCCAGAAAAAGGTATATATAAGATATCTACCTGACCCCATCATGACAAAAAATAAGAAAATAATAATAAAAAAAATAATGGGGTTACCTATAGACCCTTTGAGATATTCTAAAGGGGCTCATAAAGACTGACTTTAGATTTTTCTTTATGTTCCCTTTTAGTTAACTCAAAGTATCCATATGAGACCATTGAATCATAAACTAGTAGTAGCTATCAAGATCATCATTATTATTGTCCTTTTAGTGGTTTCCTTATTGAATGGTGATGTAGGTACAGTTGATGCACTACTTAGAGCTGCTGTAGGTGGATTACTATAGCCCCTTTAAGGGGTGCCTATAGTTAGCCTATAGACCATTTAAGGTGTACCTTAAGCTAACCCTTAGGGTACGCCTCCTTATGTTAGCTTGCTATCTCTTGACGATAACTTGTGGTTAACTCTAGGGTAACTTAAGTGTAACAACAGATACCTTTAGGTAAACTAAGGGTCACCTTGATTAGAATTTTATAATAAATTTGTAAGGTGGCACCTTAAGACAGACACGGGCGTGTGTCCCCCCATAGGGTGCCTTGAGATTCCTCATTGCTGCTCGTATACACCTTCTGCCTAATTTACGTATATATGTGTAGGCGTGCGTAAGGGTGCCCAAGGGAAGCCTTTAGGGTAACTACTGACCCTATTGTTTACATTTGGTTCATCTATGTTTTTTCGGGGTAACATAGGTATTTCTACTTATATCAAATCTGTTGCTCCCTTAAGTTCCACTATTATCAACCTTAAGACAACCCGAAGGTCGTCCATTTGCCTATTATTATAATAGCGTGAGGGGTTCGATGGGGATACCGTGAAGAGGGGATGGGGGATGGCTTGACATGTGACTTGTGAATTGCTATAGTGTGCTCATCGATAGACACAAACAGACCTTTTGAGGAGTTCTAAAGATGCTACAGTTCAGATTAAAGAGAGTGATCATCCGATCGAATGCAGAGACACAGAGAGTTTCTATAGTGTGCCCTGATGGTGCTCAGTATGTGATCCAGTTTACGACTGATGATCGTGATCATTTTCATGAGTTTGAAGCTTATCTTCTGTGGAATGCAATGCACTACTCAGACTTCAGAGATGAAGAACGTACTCTTCTAGTCATCCGAGAAGTTGAGCATTATGCACTCATGCAAGGCATTGAGAACTTCGAGGGGAAGTGGTATTAATACTTACATAGCACATTCTTGACAAGCTCTCTTGAGTGTGCTAAAGTAAGAAGTAATCAAAGATTACAAGTACTAATCCAAGTCAAACCAAGTCTTATAGGAGACAACATCATGACAAACACCACCACCACCAATAAGTTCAATCCTCTTCCCGGCAAACTCATGCTCGTTATTAACGAACTGTATCCGGCCGAAGTTATCTCCATTTGGAACGACTATTGCAAGTCCATAGACGACACGGATCATTGCATTCATTGGCTCTGTGCGGATAAGCTTGACGAAGTACTCAAGGATTGGGCACCAAGTGATATTGTTTTCAGTCTCAATCGCTCGGATGAACGTGATGCTTACTTTCAAGTCATTGAGAGCACTTCAGAGATCAATTGCTTTCCTGAGTGGGAAATCAATGACAACATCGATATCAATGAGCTGATCGATTGGCTTGTTAAGGATGACAAGTGGCAAGAGTATGATGAACTAAAGCCGGCTGCCGATATTGAACTTTGATCCTTAGGGATAGTCCTAATACATAGGCTCTTGACAAGTAACCATCAGGAGCCTACAATTAGAACTAACCTAAACAGCAACTCATAGGAGCAACATCATGTCACGCTATGCATACAACCTCAAACCCTGTGGTTCCTCTCAGAAGGATTTCTATGGCAAGGCCACTGTCATTGTTACCCGAGATAAGTATGAGAACACTGAACGATTGATCTCTTATGAAACCCAAGTCGCATCCCACGACCTTCGCCTTAGACGAGTGGAAATCTTTGGGTGGTACTCCAACACAACATCAAGGCATATCAAGAGCTTCCTTAACACGGTCTATGGGAAAGGGAGTAGTAAAGTATGGTCGGTCATCCAATGTGCAATCAAAGTGTGGAAGTGCAAGAGCTTTAAGGCATTCTGTGACATGAATCCAACGATCTCTACAGATAGCACATTCACTATCAAAGCATCTGGCAAGCCTACAGTCAACCTCTCTAACGTCAGCTTTTAAAGGAGACAACACACTTGGAGGATTGGAACGACCTCTAAACAACCCTCTAAATTCACCTCAGTTAAACGATAGGTGCTCAGGGGTACCAACATACCACCAAGTGCCCTATCGTTTAACCTGATGCAAATCTGAAGGCTCTACGGCCATTTTAAATAGGAAACCACAACATGTACATTGTTATTCACGATTACAGGACACCAGGAGGCAAGATGAGATTGATCAGCTGCAATCTATGCAAAGAAGTACCCGTAGAGTGCTTTGATGAGAACACACTGAGCGCTACAGTCTTTACTCAAGTGCAGCCTGCAGTAGACTACATCGATTCACTCTATGAGAACTCCAAAGTTACCTATGAGCAGCGCGAGAGTATGATCTTCAGCATTTATGAGCAGCTTGGCAACTATATGGTTGGTCGTCCCTATAAAATGTGGTGTATCGAACATGAATATTAAATATTTAATTCACAAAGAAACCTCAATAGTTTACTCTAAAGAGTACTATGAGGAACATAAAGACAACATCGATTTAACTGAATTCTATGTAATAAATGGGAATTAATATGCAGGAATACGACAATGAATGGGTTAATGAAGGAATAAACGATAGTGGAAAGCCAGAAGATCAGAAGCATTATCAGGGCTTAATTCAGCCTATTGAATTAATGCAAGAGCTGCTTTCTCACAAGGAATTCATAGGTTTCTGTAAAGGAAATATGATCAAATATGCCTATAGGGCAGGCCATAAAAATGGGGAATCTGGTAAGAAAGACAAAGAGAAATATGAAGCTTATAAGGAGTTTCTCAATAGGTATCTTTATGGCAGACCGTTGATTGAACGAGAGGATGATGAAGGAGACAACTGATACATAAGGTTGTCATTAGGGGAGATTATATTAATATTGATCTAGGTCAAGAAAAAAAATATAATCTCCACTCCTAGAGAGAGGTAGGATAAGACATTGATGTAGATCAAATCAGAGAGACAAGGGACTATAGTTAACTTAAAGATAACCTAAAGATAAACTATAGAGAACTATAGATATTAACTTTAATGATAATAACTATAATAATAACTTATAAGATTATAATCATAATAATAATAATAATAATAATTATAATATAAATAACTAAGTAGGTTATTACTATAGATACTAATCTAAAGACTAACTAAAGATAACTTAAAGTTAACTAAAGGAAACCAAATGGACACTAAAGAATCTATTGCAGCTATTCGGATTAACGAAGTAGGTTATGACGAACTATGCATGAAATATGGAAAGCATTTAGTCGATAAAGAAATAGAATTAGAGTTAGAGAGTAAGGATCTTGCTTATCAAGCTTTTATGTCTAAAATTAATAAGGCCAGAGAGAATAAAACTTTAGCAGACACGGGGACAACCAAAATGCTGCTTAAAGAAGCCCTTCCGGCCTTTTGTAAGGGACTAAAAGATTTCTACACTAAAGCTGACAGTGGTAAACCGGGTAAGCGCCATATTTGTGCAGTTGTCTTAAAGCAGCTAGAGATTGAGCATGTAGCTTTCTTGTCTCTTAGAACTATTCTTTCTAATGCTATTCCTCAGGTAAACCTTACGTCCCTTGCGAAAGAACTAGGTACTGAGTTGGAATTAGAGATGAAGTTCCAAGATGTATTGTCTACTTTGTCTGAGAAGGAACGATCCTACTTTCAGGTAAACCTAAACAAGCGTATTGGTATGTCTTTTAAGCAGGCTTTTGTTAACGCTAAAGATAAATGGTTAGCTGATGAGAACCGTAAGGAACGCTGGGAGAAATGGACTGATAGTGTTCGCTGTAACCTAGGTATGAAGCTGATCGATATTTTTATTGTCTCTACTGGACTGGGGAAGATCTCTAAGTACTCCAAGGGTGGCAGCTTTAACATTACCTATCGTTTTGAGATAGCTCCTGAGATTGCCCAATACATTGCCCATAACGATAAGGAAATGGCAGATTTGCTATTCAAAAATCGTCCTATGGTCATCCCTCCCAAGCCTTGGACTAATCCTATCAATGGTGGTTATTACATTAATCTCAAGAGACCTATCCCTTTAGTTCGTCTTAATGAAAAGACTGTTATGGATCTCTATGGAGATCTCGATATGCCTGACGTCTACAAGGCTGTTAACGCTATCCAAGAGACCCCTTGGAGGATCAATCAAAGGGTACTTAAGGTAGCTCAGGAGATCTCTAAGTGGAAACATATCCCTGAGGGCCTTGAGATGCCTTTGGCGGAACCTGAGGAGCCTCCAGTGCGCCCAGAGGCAGCAGACAAGGATCCTAACGTTCAGAAGGAATGGCGTAAGGCTATGGTTATCTACTTTCAGCGTGACAATAAGCGTAAGTCTAAGCGTTATGCAGTGAATGCTCAGCTTGCTCTTGCTGATATCTACAAAGACTATGAACGTATCTACTTTCCTCATAACCTTGATTTCCGTGGTCGTGTCTATCCGCTGCCTTTGCTGAACCCACAAGGCACTGATTTCTGCAAGAGTTTGCTGGAGTTTGCCGATGGTGCTCCTTTGGGGGATTCAGGGGTAGCCTGGTTAGCTATCCAAGGTGCTAACTGCTATGGGCTTGATAAGAAACCCTTAGAGGAACGCATTGCGTGGGTCTATGAGAACACTGAGTTGATTCTTAGGACAGCTAAAGATCCTCTTACAGACCTCGAATGGACTGAAACAGATAGCCCTTGGGAGTTCCTAGCATTCTGCTTTGAGTGGGCTGATTTCATGGACCAAGGTACAGATTATGTGTCTCACATTCCAGTAGCTTTCGATGGCAGCTGCAGTGGTATCCAGCACTTCTCAGCTATGCTTAAGGATGAGATTGGGGGTACTGCAGTTAACCTCGTGCCTGATGATAAAGTTCACGATATCTACGGTATTGTCGCTGAGCATGTGAAACAAGCTGTGATGAAGGATGCTGCTGAGGGTACTGAAGATGAACTAAAGACTGCTGAAGATGGCGCTGAGTACGTCTCAAAGGGTACTAAGTCTCTTGCTGCTGAGTGGCTGGCCTATGGGATTACCCGTAAGGTAACCAAGAGACCAACTATGACACTTTCATACGGAGCGAAAAAGTTTGGCTTTACTGAACAGATCCTTGAAGATACTATCTACCCTCATTTAGAACATCATCCTTTAGCATTCTCTAAGCCTCGACAAGCTGCAACCTATATGGCTGACAAGATTTGGAATTCATTAGGTGAAGTTGTTGTCAAAGCTAGAGAAGCTATGGACTGGCTTCAGACTGCCTCAGGACTACTTGCTACGGACAAGAATATCAACGGAGAGAACCTTCCTACACAATGGGTAACTCCTAGTGGTTTCTTGGTTCGCCAAAGGTATCCTAAAGTTCGCCTGAAGAAACTTAAGACCTTCTGCAGCGGAACTATTCATGTGTCTGATGAATCGGGTGCTCCTGAGGAATCTAAGAAAGAAGGGGAAACTTTTCAGATTAGTGTCTCAGAGGACTTAGGGGAAATCGATTCTCGTAAGCAGAAACAGGGTATCGCTCCTAACTATGTGCACTCTATGGATGCTAGTCACCTCATGCTAACTGTAGACGCTTGTGTTGATGCAGGTATCCATCAGTTCGCTATGATTCATGATTCCTATGGCTGCCCTGCAGGTCAAGGTGATTTGATGTTCTCTCTTGTTCGTGAGGTCTTTGCTGAAACCTACAAACAGAATGATGTGCTGCAGGATCTTCATGATCAAGTCGAGAATATGTTGTCTCCTAAGAAAGCTAAGGAGTTGCCTCCGATTCCTAAGCACGGTACATTAGATCTTGATGTAGTCAAACAGTCTATGTATGCGTTCTGCTAGTAACTTAATATAATCTCCACTACTAGAGAGAACCAAGGAATCTCTCTAGTAACCTTTACTTAATTAATTAAACAAGGAAACCATTTTAAAATGATCGAACGTTACACTACTCCGAAGGGCTTTGCTCAGTATCCTCACCTGAAGGATCCTGATATGAAGTTCAATCCTGAGGGTGTCTTTAGTGTCACTATGCGCTTTGAGGGTATGACTGATGAACTTAAGAAGCTCATTGAGAAGCTTGAGGCTATTCAAGACAAGGCTTTTGATGAAGCAGTCTCTGAAGCCAATGCGATGAATAAGAAAAAGATCCATAAGTCTGATCTCTTCTTTGAAGATGAAGAGGGTAATGTCTACCTCAAGTTTAAGCAGAATGCTGTAATCAAGAAGAAGGATGGATCTACAGTTAACGCTAAGATTGCTCATTTTGATTCTAAGGGCAAGCCTATTGACGTCAATGTAGGTCGTGATTCAGTGATTCGTCTTAGCTTCACTGCAGCACCTTACTTCATGCAGTCAACTAAGCAGGTTGGCCTTAGCCTTCGACCGGTTGCAGTCCAAGTGATTAAGCTTAACGAGTTCGGTGGTTCATCTGCAGAGGACTACGGCTTCTCTGCTGAAGAGGAAGGCTATGAGGCATTCAAGGAAGAGGCACCATTTGACAGCCTCGATGAAGATGAAGTAGAATCACGTAAGGCTGTTGGAGCCACTGATTTTTAATAATTACTAGGGAGTACCTAAGATGATTACTTTGGAAGAACTTGATAACCGCATTGATATGGCTCAATCTACTCTTGCTACGATGCAGGATGTTGTGCAGGGTCTTAAGACTAACATTGAGGAACTTAAAGAGGAACAAAAGGAACCTACTTTCGATCTCTATGATTGGAACCCATGCACCATTAAATTCCCTGATCATGTGCTGCAAGATATCGATTGTGACTTTGTTGCAGTCATGCTGATGCGTAAGGATGTCTATAAGGAATACTGTGAAGATGTAGAAAGTCTTCCTGTAGATGCCTCTAGTGTGCAAGAGGGTAGCCTCTTTATTGGTTACATGTACTTTTCACTTAATGATGCTGAACCTACCTTCAAGTACCCTAGTGGAGATCTTATCTTTGATAAGGGCAGTGAAGAGAAGCTAGACCCTAAGAATTATTACTTTAAGTACGTCTTTGGTGGTATCTAATGACCACCCGCAGTGCAGCGTACAGCAAAGCTAAAAGGCACAACGCGGGTACCTACAGATCAGGACTTGAGGAGAAGAATTCAGACTTCCTCAAGTCCTTTTCTATTGAGCCACACTATGAGGAACAGTACTTAGAGTATGTCGTTCCTCAGAGTACTCACAAGTATACCCCCGATTTCGTGTTGCCTAATGGCATCATTATAGAAACTAAGGGTGTCTGGGATGCTGAAGATAGGAAGAAGCATTTATTAATCCGTGAGCAACATCCTGAGTTAGATATCAGGTTTGTCTTTAGTAGAAGTAAGACGTACATTTATAAGGGATCGTCTACTACTTACGCTAGCTTCTGCAACAAGAACGGCATTAAGTTTGCCGATAAGCTGATCCCCGAAGAATGGCTTAAAGAGAAACCTAAAGATATCCCTGAGGGAATCTTGAAGAACAAGAATAATAACAATAACAACAAGAGAATTAATAAATGACTACTACCTTTAAGGAACCACTGATTGACTACCATAGAAACTTTGTTAAGTTCAAGTCTCGCAGTTCTACGGATTATCTTGTGGTTCACTGCAGCGCTACTCAAAATAAGCCTGAGTACACTTGGAAAACTATTGATCAAATGCATCGTCAAAAGGGATGGCTTGGTATAGGCTATCACTTTGTCATTCTTACGGATGGAACTATTCAAAATGGCAGACCCCTTGAAGCTATTGGCAGTCACGTTCTGGGTTATAATGATGACAGTGTTGGCATTTGCCTTATTGGGGGGACTGATCGTAACGGTAAGTCTGTAGACAACTTTACAGAGAAGCAAAAGGAATCTCTTAAGAAACTTTTAGACTGGCTTAAGAGTAAGTATCCTAAAGCTAAGGTCTTAGGGCATAGAGATTTCCCCGGGGTAGCTAAAGACTGCCCTTGCTTTGATGTTCAGTCGTGGTACGGCCGTGGTGCTGTCTACGTTACCTATGAAGATGCAAGTTCTCTTGATAGATGCAAGTTGTCTCAAGCTGATCTTAAGGAAGCCAATGGGACACTTGAGTTTACTAAAGGTGACTTAGTTCGTATCGCATAAAATCTCCACTACTAGAGAGAAGAATAAACTATGTGGGAGAAGGTAGCCATACTAGCAGTAGTCTTAGCTTTCATTACAGGTGTCATTGGTGGCAGGAAATATGAAAGCAATAAGCACACTGAAGAACTTGTAGCTATTCAAGCTCAGAATGAAGTCAAACTAAAGGAGCTAACAGCTAGGAAAGATGAAACAATTAGCCTTATCATTAAAAGTAAAGCTTCTGATGCTGCTGACTTGGCTGCCCTTACTAAACATGTTAATCGGGTGCAGTACAACCTCAGTAGCACCGATAGAAAGCTTCTCAGGGATGCCTCAGGAGCTAATGCAAAGTCAGTCGAAGCGTGTAGACAGTTACTCTCAGAGAGTGCAGGACTTCATAGAGAAGGCGTTGAATTACTCAGAGACCTCAACACGAGACTAGAGGCTTTTATCAAATTGAATTCTACCTCTCCGTAATATAATTGGACAATATACCATTCTTCTAAAGTGGCTTATGTAGGTTCGAATCCTACCGGAGAGACCAAATATTTTAGGTGATTGACGGAATTGGTAGACGTTCTATGCTTAAACCATAGTGCCGAATGGCGTAGGGGTTCGAATCCCCTATCACCTACCAAAGACACACCATAGTTAACACACACTAAAGGAAACCATAATTATGGAACCTATTGAACGTAAATCAGATTGGCATTATCCTGATGGAGATTCATATCGTGATGAGCTTCACAACAATCAGAAAGAGCAGTGGGAGTATGAATATGAAGCCTTCCTAGATTCTGAAGATGATGCTGATGATGAGGTTGATGAGGAGGAGGATGATGAAGATGAGTGATGATCCTATCTCTAAGGTCTATTGCGTAGGTAACTCTAAAGCTATCATTCGTGCACGCTGGAATAACCTCTATACGTTTGAATTGGAGTATCCTCGTTTCATCCATAGTGAATTCATGACACACCGTTGTCTCACTGCAGATACGGTGCTGACTTTCGATCTCCCTAGTGGAAGCAGGGGTAGCAAACACAGATCCTATCAAATGACTCTTGGGGATTTTTGGGATAAGTGGGAAAATGGCAGTTCTCCTCATGCTACTCGATGGGGTGGGGTCCGTCGATATGACATGAAAGGTCGTTTGAACAAGATGAGACTTCGTTCTGTGGATGAGTCTACGATGGAAGTTACTCACACGACCGTTACTGATTGTTGGAAGGTTGGGGTTAAGCCTGTGTACAAGATTACAGCAGGAGACTTCTCCGTCACTTGCACCGCAGACCATCTAATTCTTACTGATAGTGGTTGGAAGGAGTTGCAAGACATTGCTGTAGGTAGAGATAAGGTGTACTGTAATACCCGTAAGAAGTATACAGAACCTCGTTTTGACCCTTACAAGAAGATTAATGGAGAATGGGTTTCTACTTGGAATTCGAAGGTTAAGCCTGAAGTGTCTGAAAGGCAGGAGTTTAGATGTGCTGATTGTGGTGCTGAGGATAAGCCTTTAGAGATTCACCATGTGATTCCTAAGCATGAAAACCCTGACCTTGCTTTTGACATTGATAATGTGGTAGCTCTTTGTCAGGATTGTCATAAGCTCAGGCATAGTAAGCAGGGTTGGCAAGGTGTTAGCCAATGTAATGTTATGGCAGTAGAGGTAGATTCCATTGAGTATGTAGGTGAAGAAGAGGTATTTGATATTTCGGTTTCCTCTGATTATCATAACTTCTTGGCAAACGGTATTACGGTTCATAATTGCTTCAGCCGCAATGCTAGTAGCTCGCGTGCGGTACCTGTAGAGCGAACTATTCAGAATATCTTGAATGATCCTTGGGTGCCTTCGGATGTCTATAAGAATTGCAAGGGCATGCAAGGTAAAGACATTGTCAATGAAGATGACTATGATATCTTTTGTGAAGAGTGGCAAGATGCTGCATTTAAGGCAATCGAGGTTGCTCATAAGATGATTGACAATGGGTTTCATAAGCAGCACATCAATCGCATCCTTGAGCCGTTCACTAAGATTAAAGTTATTGTCACTGCTACTGAGTGGAGCAATTTCTTTGATCTCCGGTTGTCTCCTGATGCTGATCCAGAGATCCAGCACCTCGCTAAGGCTATTAAGATGGCTATGGATGCCGTTAGCAACACCTACGTTTATATCAATGCTCACGGGGGGCGTACGCTTCCTTATGTGAACTTTGATGAGATGGATGCTATCGATGATCTGCGGATTCTCACACTTATCTCTGCTGCACGTTGTGCCCGAGTGTCTTACCTTAATCATGATGGGTCTAAGCCGGATATCCTAAAGGATCTTACTCTTGCTAAGCGGCTTATTGATAGTGGGCATATGACACCTTTTGAACATCAGTGCCGATACAGCTTTGATACAGGATTTCAATATAATCTTCGTGATTTCCAAAGTGCACGTTATATGCTAGATCATGGAATCGACCTTTCTGCACCATGAGCCTTGTCCTAACTGCGGCTCTAGTGATGCTCTTGCTGTTTTTAGTGATGGTCATAAGTATTGCTATAGCTGTACCACTTATTTTAGACCTGATGGATCTTTGGGCAAACCCAAGGGGGTAAAGATGTCAGCATCCAATATGATTCCTTTAGAGGAACTACAGATCTCTGCTTTGCCTGCTAGGGGTATCACTAAAGATACTTGCACTAAGCTAAAGTATTTCGTGGGGGAGTATAAGGGTAACCCTTGTCAAGTGGCTTGCTACTATGATGACAAGGGTTCTCTTGTAGGACAAAAGCTTAGATTCCCTGATAAGTCTTTTGCTGTACTAGGGAAGATCTCTGGGTGCCTCTATGGTTCTCAGTTGTGGTCTAGTGGTAAGAAACTAGTAATCACTGAGGGTGAGATAGATGCCCTTAGTGTGTCTCAAGTGCAAGGCAATAAGTGGCCTGTAGTGTCTATCCCTAATGGTGCTCAGGCTGCTAGGAAAGCCATTGAAGCTAACCTAGAGTATCTAAATAACTTTGAAGAGATCATCCTAATGTTTGATATGGATGATCCGGGACGTAAAGCATGTGAAGATTGTGCAAAGATTCTCCCATTGGGTAAAGCGTACATTGCTAATCTACCTCTTAAGGATCCTAATGAGTGTCTTAAGGCTGGGAGATCAGGTGACCTTGTATCGTCCATATGGAACGCTAAGCCTTACAGACCTGATGGAATTGTTTCAGGTCAAGATCTCTATGAGAAGTGTGTGGAAGGTCTTGATAGTCTTAAAGACAGTGTGGCCTATCCTTTTCAAGCTCTCCAAAGCAAGACAAACGGTGCTAGACACGGTGAGCTTTATGTCATTACCTCAGGATCAGGTATGGGAAAATCCACTCTACTCAGAGAGCTTGAATATTTCTTTGGTGTCTCTAAAGGCGAGACTTGTGGCGTGGTTGCTCTTGAGGAATCTACAGCAAAGACGGGACTTGAACTTATGTCCATATTTCTTAATAGACGTCTCATTATCAGCGTGGATCCCGATAGTGTCTCTAAAGAAGAACTCAAGAGTGCTTTTGATGCCACGATTGGCAACGGAAAGTTCTTCCTCTATGATCACTTTGGATCACTTGATTCTGGGAATCTGCTTAGTAAGCTTAGATACATGATCGTAGCTTTAGGATGCAAGAGAATCTTCCTAGACCATATCTCTATTGTTGTCTCTGGTATGGACAATAGTGACGATGGCGGGGAGCGTAAAGCTATTGACAAACTAATGACAAACCTTAGATCCCTTGTTGAAGAAACAGGGTGTACTATGTATGTCGTTAGTCACCTTAAGCGCCCCGATAAGAAAGGTCACGAAGAAGGAGCTCAGGTGTCTTTAAGTCAACTTAGAGGTTCCGGTGCTATTGCTCAGCTTGCAGATATGGTGATTGGCTTAGAGAGGAATCAACAGGGAGATAATCCTAATGTCATGGCCATTAGAGTACTTAAGAATCGTTTCAGTGGTTTGACTGGTATAGGTGGTTATCTTTATTATGATCCCGAAACAGGCCGACTAAAGGACTACGATTGCCCATTTGAGGATGACTTAGGTGACTGCCCATTCTAATTATTTATTGGCAAAGCTATAGAAGGATATAGAAAATGCTTCAACTATACGACAAACACATCATTACTGATATCGAAACCAATGGACTATTGGATACCGTAACTAAATTCTGGTGCGCATGGATCTACGATAGTGCCTCTCAGGAGTACAAAGGATATAAGGATCTCGATGAATACATTGATGCTCTTAATGTATATGGTACTAGCGGTTATAACTTGGTATTTCACAATGGTATCAAGTACGATGTCCCTTGTCTTAAGCGACTATCAGGTAAAGACTTTGTATTTGATCCTAGGGATTGTGTTATCGATACACTTGTCTTTGCTCGTCTAGTTTGGAGCAACATTAAAGATCTCGATATGGGCTTAATTCGTTCTGGGAGGCTTCCCAAGGATCTCTTTGGTTCCCATTCATTGAAAGCCTATGGCTATCGTATGCGTGAACTAAAGGGCACCTATGGGGAACAGGAGGAGGCTTGGGACAGCTTCTCAGAAGAGATGTACAAGTACAACTATCAGGACGTAGTTGTCACTAAGATGCTCTTTGATAAACTCTTAGGCAAAGGTTACCCTTGGGAGGCCGTACAGCTTGAGCATGATATCGCATGGGTGATGGCTAAGCAGGAGCGTAATGGTTTTGTCTTTAATAGAGATAAAGCTGTAGTTCTCTATAGTGAGCTTGCAGGGCGCAGAGATGAGTTGACTAAAGAGCTGCAAGAGAGTGTCCCTCCTCTATTGACTGGCTATAAGACCTACAAGAGAGACAACGCTAAGAAAGGTATTAAAGCAGGAGTACAATATCCTGTTTATGAAACCTTTAATCCCAATAGTCGACAACAGGTTGCTAAGGTTCTCATTGAGCAAGGGTGGGAGCCTCAGGAGGTGACTGATACGGGGTTGCCTAAGGTTGATGAAGAAACTCTAAAGACTGCTAAAGATATCCCTATGACTAGCAAGATCTTAGAACTTCTCATGTTAAACAAACGTATTGGTCAGCTTGCTGAGGGTAGTAATGCGTGGCTAAAGCTGATGAAGGAGGATCCTAATGATCACCTATGGCGTATTCATGGTTCCGTTAACCCTAATGGTGCTGTCACTGGGCGTGCAACTCATAGCTATCCTAATGTTGCTCAAGTTCCTGCCAATAGAGCCCCTTACGGGAGACTATGCAGGGAGCTATTTACTGTTCCGAAAGGTTGGTATGAAGCTGGTATTGATGCTTCTGGGCTTGAGTTGCGTTGCTTCGGCCATTTCCTATCTCCTTATGATAATGGGGCATATGTAAAGGAGATCCTGAATGGCGACATTCATGCTCATAACCAGAAGATGGCGGGGTTGCCCACAAGAGACAACGCCAAGACGTTTATTTATGGCTTCCTTTGATAGGAGGAAGTAAAAGGCATTGAAAACGGTAGACGAACTCTATGAGTCAATACCGTGCTAAACTTTTAGATAGGAAATAAGATGGCTAACAGGTCAAACCACGCTAAATATGCTGAGGATTCTCAATATAAAAATGGGATAGGTTTCTTTAGGCGAGAAGGCTCTAAGCTGAAGGAAACTGTTCGGTATTGTGAGCGTTGTGGTAAAGACCTAAAGAACGCAGGACGCTATTCTTGGGTAGTACACCACAAGGATCACAATAGAAAGAACAATACTCTAGAAAACTATGAGTTGCTTTGTAAGGCATGCCACCAAAAGGAGCATGAGTGTCATAAGAAGCTCAATGTTAAAGAGTGGGTCAGAACTTGTTGGTTCTGTGGTGAGTCTTTTAGTACAAAGACATACAATAAAGAATTCTGTCCTGAGTGTAGAAAACTTTGGAGAAACAGCTTCAAAGGGAACTACACAAGAGAAGAAGCAAAGCCTCTTATTCTAGCTAGAAGGAAGTGTAACGACTATCCCGAAAGGGAGTAGAACCAAGCGGTTCGAAGCGGTGCCTCTCTAGAAATAGAGAATGAGATAGTCTACTCTCATAGGCGACTATGAGCAGGGTTTTATCCCGGGCTAGGATTAGCGACCCTAGCTGAATACAAGGTATGGAGCAGGCGATGCCAAGATTGGGGAGATCGTTGGTGGATCTTCGGCTGATGGTAAGCGTCTAAAGGAGAAATTCTTTCAGTCTGTCCCCGCTATTAAGCAACTTCGACAAGACATCGAGAGAACTCTCATTACATCCTCTGAATGGGTCGGAGGTGTCAATAAGGTAACTTGGAGGAAACGTGCTCACCCTGATAACAGTAATCTTAGTATTACTCACAGTATTCTTGGGCTTGATCGTCGCGTTGTTTATGTGCGCTCTGAGCACTCAGCTTTGAATACCCTATTGCAATCTGCAGGTGCTCTCATTTGTAAGAAATGGGTGTGTCTTGTAGAAGAGAATATGCGTAAGGCTGGCTATAAGCACGGCTGGGATGGAGACTTTGCCATGATGGCGTGGGTGCATAAACTTCATTGTGCACGTTAAAGTAGGTTAATTCGGGGAAACCCCTCTGGGGTAATCCCGAGCTAAACATTGGAGGAACTATGCGTGGTAAACCTATGGTCTTAATTAAGGATCAAAACGGTTGCATAGTCTCCACATCACATAGACTTAATAAAGATGGTTATCTAAGGATCAGAGATCACAGGTATAAGGGTAAAGGTAGAAAGCCCTTGATTATGGCTCACAGACTTGTATGGGAAGAAGCTAATGGTGAAGTCCCTGAAGGCTATGAGATTCACCACAAGTGTCATAATCGTGCCTGTTGTAACCTTAGCCACCTTGAGCTAGTTAAGATCGTCGATCATAAAGTCGAACATAACTCCACTAGATATGCTGATAGAAAGGCTAAAGCTAAGGAGTATTGGAAACTTTATAAGTGTACAGGTACTAAGCTAGGTGAAGTCTTTGGTGTCTCGTTTTCCTCTGCCTGTAAATGGATTCGAGAATGGAAGTGTAGAGACTAGGTATATACCGTAGGGGCTAGGGGTGAAATCCCCCTAGTCTCGAAATGCCTACTACAGCTAATACCAATAGGCTGTAAAGAGATAGTCCGACACCCGTAGCAATATGGGAAACGGTAAGGATGAGGTACAGGTTGCCTGCAGAACAAAAGAAATCGCTGAAGATTGCTGTAGGATTGCTCAGGAATCCATGAGACAAACTCAGGCATTCTTTAATTTTAAATGTCAACTTGATACTGAAGGAAAGATTGGTCACTCGTGGGCGGAATGCCACTAGTATGACTGATACTCATTAATTACTACTATGGAAAACACTGGTATGACTAAAGAAACTAAGGCAGCACTGCTGCGTGACTATAAGGCTCCTAAGGGCAGCATTGATCACATCCATATTATTTGGAAGTGGAAGGTTAAGCATGATGAGTATGGCAATGTCCCTGCTTATGGTGCTGTAGTCACTCTTAATGGTGAGACTGTGCTTAACTATGAGCCGGAACCTGAAACTTGGAAGGATTGGGCTCCTGAAGAGATCATTCATGACCTCCTTATGAAGCTCGGTTACAGTGTGACTTCAGATACTACTACAGAGGAGGAGGACTGCTATGAAGATGCCTAAGTATTTCTATACAGAAGAGAAGAGTACTGGGGAGATTATTGTTCACAAGCGTAACGCTGAGATGAGTAACTACTGCAGTGCTCTTGCTTACATTGGTGAAGTCCATCCTAAACTTCAGTCAGACTATTGTCGATACAATGCACGAATGATTGCTGAGATGGCCTCTCGTGGACACATTACGTCAATCAATAAGTACATTCGACAGGCAGGCAATCGATGGCTGCTTACTCGTTCTGGCGCTGAGCTTGCATCATCCTATGAGCGCTACTAAAGAATACATTGGGCTGATAGATGGAGATCTATTGGCCTATAAAGCCTCTTCAGCTGTCCAAAAGGATATCTATTGGGGAGATGGTCTATATACTTGTCATGCCTATTTGGATGACGCAATAGATCAATTTGAAGAGATTATTGGGGGTATTAAAGGTATACTAAAGACAAACCATAATGTCGAAATGAATGACTATTCGTTTGTCTTTAGTGATCCTAATGATAACTTTAGGAAGCACTTAATGTCTGATTATAAAAACAATAGGCTTGATAAAAGAAAGCCTACTTGCTACTATGGATTAGTGGATTGGATCAGAAATAACTATGAATCTAAATCTAGTGAATCTCTAGAAGCTGATGATGTAATAGGTATTAATAGTACCCCTGATACAACCTTAATTGTGTCACTGGATAAGGATTTCAAAACTCTTCCTACTCATTTCTATAGAGTAAATGAAGATCAAATCTATTGGCTTGACGAAGATAAAGCTAACTATTGGCATATGTTTCAGACACTAGTAGGAGACACTGCTGATGGCTATAAAGGTTGCCCCGGTATTGGAGCAGTAAGAGCAGAGAGGATCCTTAAGGATGTCCCTCAGGATAAACTATGGGAGACTGTAGTTAATACCTACAAGAAAGCTGGCCTTACTGAAGATGATGCTTTGCTGCAAGCTAGAATGGCCTATATTCTTCGTCAAGGGGACACTAAAGATACCCTTTGGACACCTGATAAAATCGTCCCTATTAAGACGACAGATAGTTGATAATAAATTCACCACACTAGGAGATAGATAATCGTGAAAGACGAATCTATGAAAATTGATATTAAAGATACCACTAAAAGTGATCCTGATGAACCCCTCTTCGACAACTTTCCGGCTGTCCCGAAAGACTTGTTGGAGGGACTTCAGAAGATCTTTGATGTACGCAAGATGATCCGCTATAAGCCTACCATTGATTACTGTGGTGGTGTACAGGATGTACTTGACTTCCTTGAAAATAAGTTCAATGAACAAAACCATATAGGTGATTAAAATCGGTGCACTGTTTTCAAAGCCTAAGACACCTGAAGTGAAAGTTCAGGCACCTGCCTTAGACAACCCTGTAGTTGAACCTCAGGAACCGGAGCTTGGTGCTCAGGAGACTGAAGAACAGAAGGCTCGTAAGGGTAAGAAAGGTCTTAAGGTATCCTTAGACAAAGCTAAGGGTGTAGGCATTAACGTAATGTAAAAAATTAAAAAAGGATGACGAATACTATGGGGGACTATAGGGGGTCTATAGGTAAACTTTATGTTAAACCTATTGTAGACTTAAAGACAGCTATGGAGGTTCTAGATAAATGTATGGAATCTATTATAGATAATCCTAATAATTTATCCTTCATAAGAAACTTAGATAAAGACTATATTAGGTCTTTTGTTAAAGATGTAGTATTGAATAATAACCAATATGATTATCGTATTATTGGTTTCTATAGTCAATCTGCAGATGAACTAGTGGGATGCTGTTTGTTATCCTATGGTTACCCTTGGTATTCTGATAAGCAAAGAATCCTTAATGAAGAATGGACTGTGTCTTTTAAAAGAGGAGCAGGCATTGCTAGAGCGTTGTCTGATTATTTAATTGATTGTCTAAAGAATGATGAGTGTGACTATATTCAAACTGGGAGTGTCAATGATTGGTGTGCTCCTATGTTAAAGAATAGTTATGTCTCTAAAGGATTCCGTATTTATAATTGCTATTATTTAAGTAAAGAGGATATTAATGGGCATATTCAGTAAAGTCAAAAAAGCCTTTAATAAAGTAATTAAGGTCTCCACTGGCGGCCTTATTGGTGGCCACAGTAACTATGGTCAATCGACTACTGAAGAGACTGTTCCTGCTCCTGAGTTAGGGTTTGTGAATGCAGATACGACTAACACTACTGAAGCAGAATCAGAGAAGCAACAGTTAACTAAAGGAAAGAAGAGAGGCAAGAAGTCTCTTAAGGTTGACATGACTGGTGCTGGGGGTACGGGACGTAATATTGTGCAATAATGGCAGAAACTAAACTAGATAATCAAACTGCTGAAGGTGCACAAAAGGTATACGAAAGATTGTCTACGGACAGAGATCAGTATACCCAGAGAGCAGAGAAGAATGCTACCTATACTATCCCTCAGTTGTTCCCTAAGGAATCTGATGATGGTGGCACTGCCTATACGACACCTTATAATTCTATTGGGGCTAGAGGTCTCAATAACTTAGCATCTAAGTTGTTGTTATCTTTGCTTCCCCCGGGTCAGCCTTTCTTTAGACTTGGGTTAGATACTGCATCTAATGAGGCACTACAGGCATCTGGCAACGATCAGGTTAAGGATACCATAGAGTACGGCTTGTCTATGATGGAGGCTGCTATGGTGAAGTATATGGAGCATAATGGTCTTAGGCCTACGCTCTTTGAGTGCATTAAGCAGCTCCTGATTGCTGGCAATGCGTTGCTCTTTCTGCCTCCTCTAGAGGGTGGCATGAAGTGCTACACTCTCAGAAACTTTGTAGTTGAAAGAGATGCTATCGGCAATGTACTTCAGATTGTCGCTAGAGATACTTTAGCTCAGGGGACTATCCCTCCGAGTATCTTAAGTCTCTTAGGCAATGCAGGTAATGAGGTTAATCGTTCTGAGAAGGTTAACATCTACACTCATACCTATCTTGTCCGTGGGGATACCTTAGAGGGATCCACTTGGGAATCCTATCAGGAAGTAAATAATACCATTATCCCCGGATCAGAACAGACGTATCCCTATGGCAAATGTCCTTGGATCCCTGTGAGATTCACTAAGAAAGATGGGGAATCCTATGGTCGATCCTTTGTTGAAGATTACCTTGGTGACTTGATCTCTTTAGAGAACCTTCAGCATGCCATTAACGATATGGCTATGATTTGTGCTAAGGTATTGTACCTAGTGTCTCCTTCCTGTCAGACTAACATTAAGGCTCTTACTAAAGCTGAGAATGGGGCTTTCGTAAGAGGTCGACAGGACGATATTGTTGCAATGCAGACAAACAAACAGACTGACCTTCAGGGCTGCTATGCGGTATCTCAGGGTATAGAACAGAGATTGTCTTATTGCTTCATGTTGTCTAGCACTACTGCTCAAATCACAAGAGATAGAGTGACAGCAGAGGAGATCAGATATATTGCTCAGGAACTTGAGGATACCTTAGGGGGTGTCTATAGTCTCCTGTCTCAGGAACTTCAGTTGCCTTTAGTGTCCTGTATCTTCAATCAGATGCAGTCTAATGGCAGCCTTCCGACTATCTCTGAGCAGTTCGCTACGATTGAACCTACGGTCATCACTGGTGTTGATGCCTTGGGTCGTGGTCATGACTTTGCTAACTTGTCTCAGGCACTTCAGGTACTTGCTCAGTTCCCTGATATCATGCAGATGATCAATCAGCAGAACTTAGCTATGCGTATCTTCACGAGTGCTCAGATTGATGCTACGGGTCTCGTTAAGTCTCCTGAACAGGTTGCTAAGGAACAGCAGGCAATGATGGAACAGTATGCTGCCCAGCAGGGTATTGATGCTCAGGCTCAGATGGCAGTAGATAACAACAAAGCTCAACAGGAACAGGGGGTGTAACAGGTGAGCGAAGAAACAACAAACTTGAATAGTGATGGTCTTAGTGTCGACAATGGTGTCGATATTATGATCTCAGGTACTCAGCAGCTTACCCTTGATGATGATGAAGCTACGGGTATGCTTAAGGATGGTGGCAGTAATGATGCTGTCCCTATGGGTGAGCCTTCTGAAGGCGAACATCAGGGTGAACCTCAGGCAGAACCACAACAGGGGGAACCTGAGGGTGACCTTAATGTAAAGATTGATAAGCACACGAAAACCTTAGATGCCCTTGGTAAGGATCTTAAGGCTAAAGGTGTGGACTTCAATCAGGCCATTAAGGAATACAATGAGTATGGTGCCTTGTCTAGTAAGACTATGGCTGACCTTGCTCAGGCAGGTTATCCTTCAGAGGTCATTGAGGGTTTCATTGAATCACGACAGAACCTTGAGAGTGAGTTCACTAATGCTGTCTATAATTCAGCAGGTGGAGAACAGGCGTACAACAAGGTTATTGAGTGGGCACAAGGAAACCTCTCTAATAAGGTTCTGAGTTCCTTTAATCGAGCTATTGACAACAACAATCTTGAAGCTGTTACTCTTATGTTTGAGGGTATGAAAGCTAAGATGATTGCTAAGCAAGGAACACGTAATCCTACTATTATGGGTGGTGGGGTTACTACGGGTGGCTATAAGGGCTTCTCAAGTAAGCAGGAAGTAGTGGAGGCTATGAGTGACCCCCGCTATGGTGCTGACCCCAGTTACACTAGAGCTATCGAAATGAAGATGTACTATACTCAGTTGTAACGTACCCATAATAAAAACATTTCCTAATAACAATAATATAACTACAACAAGAATATAATAAAATGGCTGTGTTAACCGCTAATTCTATTTCTAATCCTGGTCAGAATCTGAGCGCTGGTGATCGTGATGAGCTGTTCATGAAGATCTTCTCTGGTGAAGTCCTTACGGCTTTCACGAGAACGTCTGTCATGATGGACAAACAGATTGTTCGTACTATTCCGCACGGGAAAAGTGCCAGCTTCGCTATCATGGGTCGTACTCATGCTAAGTATCTTACCCCGGGTAACTCCTTAGATGATCAGCGTAAGAAGATGGAGAACACGGAGCGAGTGATTGCTATCGATGGTCTCCTCACGGCTGATGCTCTTATCACGGATATCGATGATGCAATGAATCACTATGATGTCCGTACGGAATACTCGAAGCAGCTTGGTGAAGCTCTTGCTCAGGCTTTCGACTGTGCCTCTATCAATGAACTTGCTAACACGGGTGCTAAGACTGCCGAGGGTATGCCTGAGAACATTCCTGACAATGCTACTCTTGAGAACCCCGGTACGGGCAAGGCATTTGAATATGTCACGGGTCTTGATGAAGCTACGACTGTGGAGTATGGCAACATTCTCCTGCAGGGTCTGATTGATGCCCGTGCTCAGTTTACGAAGAATTGGGTTCCGGCAGGTGACCGTTATTTCCTTGTCTCCCCCGAAGGTTATTCGGCTATCTGCCGTGCCCTTATGCCGGATGCTGCTAACTTTGCTGCTATCTTTGATCCGAATACGGGCAAGCTCCAGAATGTCTGTGGCTTCCAGATTGTGGAAACCCCGAACTTCTTGAACAATGGTGTTGATGGTAAGCACGCTCTTAAGGAGCAGATCTCTACGGCTGTCCTTCAGGGTATCGCCTTCCACCGTTCCGCTGTGGGTGCCCTTAAGCTGAAGGATCTCGCTATGGAACGTGCACGCAGAGCTGAATATCAGGCTGATCAGATCATCGCTAAGATGGCTGTGGGTCACGGTGGCCTTCGTCCTGAAGCCGTGGGTCTCTTCGTTAAGACTGCTCAGGTTGGTGAATAATGTACTCGGAATCCGACATTAAGGATTCCTATTTCTATGTCAACGGGGGTTCTAAGAAAGGCTCCCGTTTGACTGTAGAAGAAAAGATTAAATTAGGTTTGATTAAAGCTCCAACTGAAGTCAAACCTAAGGTAGTCTCTAGGAAGCCTAAGATCCCTGCAGCTCCCAAATAATACATAATAACAACTATAAAATACTACTACAAAGGATAAATTATGATTGTCACTCCTTCTAACAAACTAGATGCAGTGAATGAGATTTTATCTGCTGTAGGCTCTAGTCCTGTCAACTCACTTGAAGATGAACTGAATGTAGACGTTCTGAATGCAGTGAGGATTCTCGATAGTGTCTCTAAAGAGATTCAATCAAGAGGATGGGACTTTAATATTGAAGATTCAGTAGCTTTATTGCCGGACGCTGACACTAACTTAGTTCCCTGCCCTAATAATTATCTTAGGTTTGTCAGCAGTGGTTATAAGTTGATCAGACGATCCGGCTATTTTTTCGACATTCTTTCGCAGACCAATGAGTTCCCTGAGGGTTTGACTTTAGATACTCTGGTTAGAGGATTAGACTTTGAGGAGTTACCTGAGGTATTCCGTAAGTTCATTACTTGTCGTGCAGCTAGAATCTTCCAGATGAGATATCTTACTTCAGATGACCTGAATACGCATCTGATGACTGAGGAATCTAGTGCCTATGCAGATATCATTGACTATGATCTAACTACGGGTAACTATAATATCCTCAATGATGACCAATACATTTCTCAGTATATCCAGAGGAGCTAATAGGGATGCCATTAGTATCGCAATCAACAGTATCCTATAAGGGTGGCGTATCTCAGCAACCGGATATTATTAGGTTTGCTGATCAGGTAGAGGAGCAGATCAATGGTTTCTCTAGTGAAGTCGATGGCCTGCAAAAGAGACCTCCTACAGTTCACATTAAGAGACTTGGGGACAGAGTAGATCCACTCACTACTAAGTATCATGTCATTAACAGAGACGAGACTGAGCAGTATATCTTAGGTATGTCCAGCGGGTCTCTAAAGGTATGGGATTTTGATGGAACTGAAAAGAAAGTTGTTATTGACAATGATGCTAGTTATCTTAACGTCACAGACGCTAATGATGACTTTAGAGCAGTCACTGTTGCAGACTATACGTTCATTCTGAACCGTAGTAAAACTATTGGTATGTCTAGTGCTACTACCTCTCAAAAGGGTCAGGACACTGCACTAGCATACATCAAGAATGCCTCCTATGCTAAGACCTATGCTCTCTTTATGGGCGATACCTTCATGTGTGGTGTCATTACCCCTGATGGTGGTGAAGCTAAGCAGGCTGTACAGACTACCTCTGCGTACATTGCAGAGAAACTTGTAGACTTAGCTACAGGTTCTCAGGGCGCTGATAATGGAGCCACTACCTATGATTGGCTATTAGGACAGATTGGCGGCAGAGCCTCTATGGGGTTCGCTAAGAATCCTAATTTCAACTTTAGTAATTATAACTTCAAAGTCTTTGGTGATTCCGTAGTTTCCATCCAATCTAAGACTGGCTGGGATATGCCTAATGTTGTTGTTAAGGATGGCTTTGGCAACACTAATGCATATGTCTTGAAGGGTTACGTTAACAGTGTCTCTAAGCTTCCCCCTGCTGCTCCTGATGGTTACATCATGCGCATTAAGGGTGAATCTAACTCGGCTGATGATGACTACTATGTTAACTACAATGAAGGTAAGAATGCGTGGCTAGAGTGTGCCGCACCAAACATTCAGTATCAATTTGATTACTCTAGTATGCCTCATGCGCTCGTAAGAGAATCTGATGGCTCCTTCCACTTCAAAAGACTTACTTGGACTGATAGAGCAGTAGGTGATGAGGACAGCAATCCTGAGCCTAGCTTCGTAGGGGAAACGCTGAATGATATGTTCTTCTACAGAAATCGCTTAGGGTTCATCAGTGGTGAAAATGTTATCCTCAGTGCTTCTGCTGATTTCTTTAATTTCTGGTTTAAATCAGCAGCTACTATTGCTGATACTGATCCAATTGACCTTGCTGTATCTTCAAACAAAGTCTGTATTCTAACACATGCAGTACCATTCAGCAGGGAACTAATGTTGTTCTCTAGAGAGGGACAATTTGTTCTCTCTAGCGATGGCGTAATGACCCCTAAGAGTGCTAAGGTTGATCAAATCACTTCCTTTGATTACAGTGATGATGCTCAGCCTTTAGGTGTAGGACAAAGTATTTTCTTTATCTCTAACAGAGTTAACTATTGCTCTCTTATGAGATACTATACGGTACAGGACGTAGCTGATCTTAAGGATGCTGAGGATGTAGCTGCACATGTTCCTACGTATATTCCTAAGGGAATCTTTAGGCTCTCTGGTAATACTTCAGACAATGTAATCACACTGTGTTCACGTACACATCCTAACACTGTATGGATCTTTAAGTACATCATTCAGAATTCCCAGAGTATGCAGCAGTCATGGTGCAAATGGACGTTCCGATATGAAGGTACTCAGGTCTTACTTGCAGAGTTCGTAGGCTCTGAAATCTACTTCCTTATTAACACTGATGGCGGACTGTTCTTAGAGAAGAGTAGGCTTACAGGTCAGGCAGTAGACTTCTCTGATGAGCCTGTAAGATACTTTATGGATCGTAAGGTACGCTATGTCATCCCTGCTACTAATAAGTACAGTGCCTACAATGACTATACCGAGGTCTCCCTAAAGGATGTCTATGGTGCTGTTCCTAAGATTGGCTCAGCTACGTATTGTCTAGTTGGTACTGATGGCTACTATCATCAGGTATCCTCTTGGGATGATAATGGTGTCTTTAAGGTGACCGGTGATCTCAGAGGTATGACTTACTTCGTAGGCAGGCAATATGAATTTAATGTTGTATTGTCTAGACCAATGATTAAGAAAACTACTTCGGAGGGTGCTACAATCTCTGAAGATGAAGGCAGATTACAACTGAGATACTATTGGTTTAACTATAGTAACTCTGGTACCTTTGATGTGTCTGTAGACAATGATGTCAAGAATAAGCACTTCAAGTACACTTGTACATCTAAGGTCTTAAGCGAATCTCCATTAGTCTTAGGATCCTATAGAGTAGCAACAGGTAAGTTTAAGTTCCCTGTGCAGGACAATAGTACTGAGGTTAAGCTTACAGTTACTTCAGATAATCCGTTGCCTGTGAACCTTATCTCTGGTGGTTGGGAAGGATATTATATTCGGAGGAATAGTCAGACGTGAGAAAGGGATTAACTCTTAAGAAAGCTATGGTAGGTGCTCTGCCTAGTATGGCGCCTATGGAGCAAGAGATTGGTAAAGGTCTTGTTATGGCTACTCTGTCTCTGCCTGAGGCACCTATTGAAGTAGATCATTTCCTGTGGGCAGGCTGTTACGTTAGAACCATTCTATTGAGAAAGGGTGAGATTGGTGCAGGTGCTTTCATTAAGATTCCTACAGTGGTTATCGTTAGTGGGGACTGTAAGGTTGTCGTAGGGGATCACCTAGAGGAGATCTCTGGCTATTCTGTATTGAAAGGTATGGATGGCCGTAGGCAGGTCTTTAGTGCCTTTGAGGACACCTACATTACAATGTTCTTTGCTAGTAACGCATCTACTGTAGAGGAAGCAGAGAAAGAGTTTACTGATGAGTGGCAGTTATTAACTAACAATAGAGAGGAACTATGTCAGGAATAATTGCTGCAGGTGCAGTAATCGGCGCATTTGCAGGAGGTGGCAGTTCCCTGTGGCAGAAATCAAAGTACAACAGATCTCTCACTAAAGCATTCAAGAAACAGATGTACTATGCTCAGATGAACTACAATTGGAATCAGAACCAATTGACTAGACAAGAGCAGAGTGCCTATGATAATGCTGTGAGCAACTTATTTCAGTTGTCTTATAACGCCTTGCAGAATAACGCTACAGTTGAAGCTTCTCTAGCTGAGACAGGTTACGAAGGGCGAACTGCAGGACAAATCAAAAGATCAATCTCAGGTGCAGTGTTGCGACAAAAGACTGCTCTTAAGGATGCCTATGAGACTGATGTAACTAACATTAGATCTCAGAAGGATGCTCTATATGTCCAGATGAAGAATTCTGTAGAGCAGGCTAGAGATCAACTCAAGAGCCAATATAAGGGTGGCATGAGTTACGTTATGGAATTCCTCGATAGTTCTGCTAAAGGTGCAGCTATTGGTGCAGCTACAGCAGGTGCAGGCAGTGCTCTTGCAGGTGCTGCAGGTACCGTAGGTGGTACTGGTGGTACCATTGCGGGTACTGTGGGTGGAGAGACGGTTGTTGCAGGTACCTCTAGTGTTGGGGGTTCTGCGGGTCTCTCTGGTATTGCAGGTGCGAATGTCTTAGGTACATCTACTGCAGGTGTTACTACTTCTTCGTCTACTATGGGTACCGGTACTAGCTTCATGAATAACTTTATAGCTAACTACAGTACCCTTAAGACACAAAACCAAGGCATGTTTAACTTCCTTGATTACATGCAGAACTTTACAGGTGCGATGAATCAGGGGTATAACCGTAGAGGTTCCTATGGAGGTTATTACTACTAATGGCTTATAAGAATACAGCAGGTACTACGTCCATTGCTAATGAGATGGATACTTGGAGGTACTTCAATTCTGGCTTAGCTAAGCTCGGGGAATATAAGGGTGCAAACCTTAACATTGATTCTTCTAAAGTTACTGCAGACCTCGAAGGTGACTGGGTGAATGCTTTAGGTCTAGCTTTTAAGCAGGCATCTAAAGACTTCGATCAGTATCAGATTGATGAAGCAAAGCGGCAACAGGTAAAGAAGAAAGAAGTAGAGGACTTAGCTGATAAGTATTTCCAAAGTCATTCTATTGAGCAGTATCAGCAGGATATCAAGAATAATCGTATTCCGTTTCAGGACAATCCATTTGCTATGTCTAGACTTAAGTATCTGCATGGTCGAATGGCATACAACCTGACCTATCAGGACTTTGTTAATGAACAGGTTAATACGAATAAGCTTGCTGGTAAGTCTCAGGTTGAAGTAGATTCAGAGTTCTATCAGTACGCTAAAGAGAGCCAAAAGGATCTTGCTGATTCCTTTGGTTACTCTATGGATGATGAGTTCTTTAAGGAGGGTTTCTTTGAGACTTCTCCTGAGGGTCGTCTAAAGGTAATCGCTCAGAAGGAAGCTGTAGAGGATAAATGGGAAACTGAGAAGTCTCTTATTGCTGATTCCTCTAACATTGCTACGATCATTAATTCAGGGTCACCTAATGCAGGTCAAGCTTTCCTGAATTACCTTGATCAAATGGGGAGAACTACGGGGGCTAACTATTCCCCTGAGATTCAATATAAGCTTCTCAACAATGCTTTCCAGATGGCCTCTAAGTCTCGCTATGGTTCTCAGCTTATTGAGAGTATTGCAGACAAAGAGATTCCGTTCATCAAAGGCACTACCTTTAGAGAGCTATTAGGTGAGGATAACCTTAAGGCATGGCTTGTCAATGCAGAGACTGTAAAGGCTACTGACAATGCTATGGAGTTCTCTCATTGGTGTGATGATATTGACAAGTATGTTGAGGATGGCAACTATGTTCTCCTCAGCCAACTTAAGGATGAAGAGTATCTCTCCAATAACAATGTAGAGACACCTAGAACTAAGTATCTTGATCAAGCAATCAGGAACGCTAAGAGAACTGCTCAAGCTAACCTTAAGGCAGCTGGGAAGGTGCGGGGTGATGCTCTCTATGAAGAGTACCTTGGGGATACTCTTATAGCTAACCTTACGGGTACTGCGGTTCCTACTGAAGAGGCTTTCAGGAAAGTACTTCAGGATGCGGGTATCTCCCTGAATTCCAATGATATGAAGGTTATTGGGCAAGGGTTTGTCCAGAAGATCTTCACTGGGGGTGACCCAAAGAAGATCTCAATGCTACTCACTATGGCTACCTCTAAGGGTACCCCTAATTCCATTAGAGAGCCTGTCACTGAGATGCTTAAAGAGTACTATCAGGACTTAGATCATAGACTTAATGAAATTGCTATGACTGGTAAGATCTCATCTAAGGATGCTGTAGATTTACTTACGGATAAGGAAGCAGGTGACTTCCAGTATAATATCCCGGGTCAAGCTAGAGCAATCTCTATCTCAGGGTTATCCCCAGGGTTCCAAACTTTAATGAGCCTCTATAGTACTAATCCTTCAGCAGTACGGCAGATCCTTACTAATGGTACCTATGGTGACACTCGTGTATATTCTCAGTTGTCTACTGTAGATATGGCTATTAGGCTTGGTAAGAATCCCCTTCAGGTTCTCGCTTCTGCTCAGGCTTTTAAGGCTCAGCAACAGAGAAAGGCACTAGAATCAGGCGTTCCTTTAGAGCAGCTATTGCCTAGATTCAGAGTAGACAGGAATGAGATTCAGGGTTTAGTTGGCACTGGGGGTCTCAACAGAGCTACTACGGATATGTTGGATACTCTTGTGTGGGCTGAGATTCGAGCCTATAAGGATGCCAATCCTACAGATGATACCTCTATCCGTAAGCTTGGTAAGGCCGCTATGGAAAAGGTAGCCAATGAATTCGTAGGTGTCCGTGGCTTTGTTCTTCCAATTGCTTCTATTCAGCAGGGGTTAGGTGAGGTTGGAGTTACCCCTCAGTCTCCTGAGGATCTAGCTAAGTATGCCAATGAGGTCTTTAAAGACTACATGAGTGAGAGAGGTCTTAATACACCTATGCTTTATGATAGTTCTTTCTATGATGTCAATAGAGATAATATTTCTGTAGTTGCTCTTGATGGTACTGAGAATATGGTTATTCCTATGAAGGACTTCACTGCTAGAATTAAAGCTAAGATTGTTAAGAATATTGAGGAGGGTTCCAAGTTTAAATGGCCGACAATTCATACGTTCCGGTAGACACTGGGGAATATCCTGTAGCTAACCTCGGGAGGTTCTTAGGAGCCTCTAAGCCTCAGTATGAAGCCTATGTAACTACTACTCCTATTGAGAACATTCCTGAAAAGGATGTACTTAAGGGAGACACTAAGAGTTATAGTCTCTTTAACTTTAACGAGAGTGCTTTTGTAGATGGTGTTAAGGTTTCCCCTATTGGCATGTGGGTTCGCAGAGGGGGCTTTACTACCAAGAAATATGAACCTACAGAAGAAGAAAAGGATGAGCTGTATAAGCAATTCAACTATGACAAGGATGATATTGACTTTGTTTTAGATAATGCTTCTTCTATGGAGGACGTTAAGAGGAATGCAGACTTACTTGCAGAGAACCGAAGGGTTGAAGCTCAGTTTGCGAATAGCCCTTGGTATATGTCTTTAGTAGGTGGCTTAGGGAGTGCTGTAGGTAATCCAGTGGATATTGTTACTACGGTTGCTTCAGTTGTTGCTCCTCCTATTGGTGTCTCCTCTAAGGTAGCTTTAGGTGCCACTAAGGTCACTGCTAATGTTGTCTCAGGTGTAGCAGCTAATCAGCTTCAGGATTACGTTACAGGTATTCATCATGATGTCTGGGCAGACGTTGGTGCTATTGCAGGTATTACGTTAGGCTTTGAGGGACTAGGCAAAGGTTTACGTACAGTCTCTCAAGTTAACCGTAAGGTTGCTATAGCTCATGATGCTATGCTAAAGGGTGAGAAACCCCCTGAGGATGTTGTCTTTACCCCTATCGAGAGAACACTTGCTAATAAGACTTTACCTCTTGCTAGAAAGATGAATGACCTTAGAGAACAGCTTACCTCTAAGTTGCCTTCAGTTGAATTCAAACAGAAGCTATTGTCTTATAGAGATAAATCTGAGGATCTTAAGGAATACATTGGTAACCTCACTCATTGGGAACAAGGTATCCGCACTGATGAAGGTTTTAAGCAGAGACTGAATAGCCCTGCTAAGAATACTCTCTTTGATGAAGTAGAGGGCCTTAGGGTTGAAACAGATAGCCTCATGAATACCCTTCCTCATGATGTACAGAAGTTATCCAACAGGTACGGAAGAGAGGAGACTAATGAGTTCCTTTATGACAAGATTGGTGGCTATGATGTCTCTAAGAATCCACTTAGTAAAGATCCTGAAGCTGTAGCACTGGCCGATAGAATCTCAGATACCTATAGACACCGTGGCCTTAAGCTGCATCGTCTTGGTCTAGTTGATGCTGCCTATAGAATTGGTAAGTATGTTCCAGTAGTTATTGACAAATGGAAGATGCATGACTTCCTGCTTAGAGTAGGTGGAGATGAGCAGGCAGGTATCTATCTTCAGAGTTACCTCTATACAGGCGTAACTCGTTCCGCAGAAAGGCTTGCAGAGTTCCGTAGGATTTGGAAAGAGGAACTACAGGCTCAGGCAGAGAAGGAAGCTAAGAAAGCCGAAGCTCAGGGACTTGAAGTAAACAAAGTAAAGCTTACTCCTGAGGAAGAAGATATTCAATTCAATGCGTGGCTCTGGGATGAAGCTAGAAAGGCAGGATATGGATATAGAGATCAGAATCACTCTGGTCACTCTGTAGACAACTTTAGTGATGATGCTAGAGACTTCTCTTTTCAGAAACGAAGGATGCCTTGGGATACCTCTTATAAAGATCATTCTGGCTTCTCTCTGAATAAACTCAGAGGAGATATTGTTGATGTCTCTGGCAGATACTTTAATCGTACTGCGGGGTTACTTGCAGAGAAACGAGTATACAACAGAGACTTCTCAGAGGGACTTGAGCATATCAATAAGATGGCTGATGACTATTGGGTAAAGAATACCAATAGACGTCCTGAGGGTGAGGATGAACTTCGTGAGGCTCTTAATGTCATGCATAGGCGTGCCTATGGTATGGCTATTAATCCCAACAGAGCTAACTTCACTACTGGGGATGCTCTTGCAGATATTATGAAGCAGTTAGCTTTCTCATCCTTTGGTACTCTCATGGGTATCCTTAACTACGGTGAAGTTGGAGCAGCATTTCAGGCATATGGTGCAGGTGCTCTCATTAGAATGATCCCAGGGGTACATGAGACTGTCCAAAGATGGGGCAACGGTTTATTCACTAAGAATGATATTACCGCTATTAAGGATCACCTTATTGGCAGGGAACTTTATGATACCTTAGATGCCGCAGAGATCATGAGGCGTAACGCAGAGAAATATCGTAACATTAATCCCTATATGGCTAAGGCTGTAGGGATCTTTAATGTTATTGCAGACTACTCCCCTGCTGCTCAGATTCAGAGGTACACTAATAACACTATCATTGATACAGTCGTTAGTTGCTTCCTTGGGGAGTTCATGCAGAAGGCTTATGGGCGTACTGCGGCTCACAGAGGATTCCTTAGAGATATTGATCTTAAGAGAGTAGGGATTACTAAAGCTGATCTTGATTATACCCTAATGGCTAGCAAGAGATTCTTTAGGTACGATGAGACAGCTAAGACACCTATGCTCAAGAAAGGTACACGATTGGCTGACTTCAGAGATGACAATAAAGCTATGAGTGTATTGCGTAAGCTCACTAACTACGTTATTGAGGAGACCCTTCAGAGACGTAAATTAGATGATGTCTTTACGTGGCAGGTAGCTAATAATCCTGTAGTGTCTATGGCTCTCCAATTTAAGACCTTCTCAGTGCAGTCCTATAATAAGCGTTTCGTTAAACTAATGAATCGCTGGGAAGAAGAGGGTAACCTTGCTGCATTGAATAGCTATCTCACCTCTAGTGCTCTTACAGGTGCAATTACGTTAGCTCAGGTTAACCTTAGAGCCTTGGGTATGGAGGATGAAGCTAAAGAGCAGTACCTTCAGAACACCTTAGGTATTGGCTCTATAGATGACTTGAGTGACCCTGATGCACTTACTACTTTCTTGATGCAGGCATTCTTTAATAGAAACCCCTATACAGCCTCTATGGCTCTTGCATTGAATTCTGTAGGTATTGGTACATCAGCTAAGACTACAGCTCAAACTAGAGATACCTTAGGTGAAGATTCTAACTACATCAAGTGGAATGGTATCGCTAATACTGTCTTAGATATGTTCCCTGCATTGCGCTATGGCGAATCTCTTGCCTTTGGGGGCTTGGGTACATACAGCAGAATTCAGGATATGGTTCTTAATGATTCTACCTATAAGGATCGAAGGGATATCGCTAGGTATATCAAGAGGTCTACATCAACTATCCCAAATATACCGGGGATAACTAATGCAATTAAGTCCTTCGTTAATGACGATCTAGAGGACTACAAATATGGATATTAATATTTAATGGCTTCCACTATTATCATCTATGAGGGGGACGGTACTACTACTGACTTTACCGTCCCCTTTGATTATCTAAAGAAGTCTTTCGTTACTGTACGATTAGACCCTAGCACTACTCTTACTGGGGGTGACTATGGTGACACTGGCAGTGACTATTACTTCCTAGATAAAACTACGATCAGACTTAAGGTAGCTCCTGCATCAGGAGAATCCTTAACAATCCGAAGACATACCTCAGCTACTGAACGAGTAGTCACCTTTAAGGATGCCTCCATTCTTAAGGCTACTGACTTGGATACGTCTCAGATGCAGGCATTTCATATTGCTGAAGAAGGTAGAGATGCCATCAATGATGCCATTATTGGTGACAAAGAGGGCAATTGGGATGCTAAGGGACACCGTATCACCAACGTAGGGGCTCCTATTAAGGACAACGATGCTGTTAACCTTAAGTACTACAAAAAAGATGTAGAAGGTGTCTATCAGGCTAGGCTAAATGCGGAGAAAGCTAGAGATGCCGCTAAGGTCTCAGAGGCTAACGCTAAGACTTCTGAGAATAGCGCTTCCGATAGTGCTCTTTTAGCTAAGGATTGGGCAATCAAGCTAGATGATACTGTCGATGGTTCTGAGTACTCGTCTAAGTACTACGCAAATAGCTCATCTAGTAGTGCTAAGGTAGCAAGTGATGCAGAGACTCAGGCTAAGGAAGCAGAGAAAAATGCTACGGCTCAGGCGGCAGATGCTAAGAGTAGTGCACAATCGGCTCAAAATAGTGCTTCTAGCGCATCTACGAGTGCAGGTAATGCTAAGGTATCTGAAGACAAGGCAAAAGCCTCTGAGATGGCTTCTAAGGACTCTGAGGCCGCCTCTAAGACTTCAGAGATTAAATCTACGCAAGAGGCTGATAGAGCTGAGAGTGAAGCTGATAGAGCTAAGAGTGAAGCTGATAGAGCTAAGGATTGTGCAGAGCAAGCTTCCGCAGGTCAGGTTCAGGCAGACTGGAATCAGATAGATAGCACTCAGAAAGACTACATCAAGAATAAGCCGACTATTCCGACAAAGGTCTCCGAACTGGAGAACGATGCGAACTTCACCCAGTTTGCTGGTGCTTCGGCAACGGTGGACGCCAACACCGGGACGCCGTCTGTGACTGTTACGGAGTCCGGCTCTGGGAATAACAAGGGGTTGGTCTTTGCCTTTAAAAACCTTAAGGGGGCGAAAGGTGATAAGGGGGACGCAGGTACAGCGTACATTACGCAAACTTGGGTCGGCGCCACCTCCTGGTACCGCTTATACAGTGACGGCTTCCTTGAGCAAGGTGGATTTACTGCGTATTCGGGGGTTGGCACTAAAAAAATCACGCTTCCGAAAGCGTTCTCGACAGTTAACTTCGTCGTAAATGTGAACTCCCTTTCATTTCTGTCAACTTCGAACGATTATCTGGCTATTGGCTCGGGGGTAGGCTACTCGGGTGTAGTGGATGTGAACCGGATCACTACGGGGTTTACGATCCTGCGATTCAAAGATGAAGAACCCATCAATCACCTGTGGTATGCCTGCGGATACTGAGGAGATATGAAAAATGACTTTTGAAATTGGACAAATTTTTGAAAAAGAATACCCCCCGGAAGCAGCCGCGTGGTGCAACGACAACAACGCTTACATCGAAGAACTTGCCCCAGTCACCAAAGACGTGACGGAGAAAAACGAAATCGGCGAAGAGGTAACTCAGACGAAAACCCTGAGGCGGTTTCAGATTAAAGCTATTCCTGAGGTATCTCTTGCCGAACTTAAGATAGCAAAGGATGAGGCTGTTAAATCAGCTTACTTGAACTATCGCAATAATGAAGCTACTGTTCCCTCATCCCTAGGCTTCACTGCTGATGCGAACACTAGGGCATGGACGGATGTGATGGGTCTTGTTACTAAGGCTCAATCTGCCCCTGAGGGTGAGAAGGTCACTTTTAGAGCTTCAGACAATACCTTCCACGAGATTACTAGAGAACAACTAGGAACGCTTCTTCTAGAAATTATTGCTACTGGTGAAGACTCTTATGCTCAAAAATGGGCTATGAATAAGGCTATTGAAGCGGCTACTACTAAAGCTGAGTTAGACGCTATTGATACTACCTTTAAGTCTCCTACAGCACCTATAGCAGTTGATACGCTAGATCAGGTCGCTCTTATGGGTAACCTATCTTCAGGAGAAGGGCGGGGTATTCACGTAGAGACTATTGGAAATCAAGCCTACGACAATGTCACAAGCATCCTGTTCCGTTCTCCATACATCCATCTTGATGACTATCACAATGGTGATGTAGCAGTAGACCTGATCTTGCCTACTCGTGGAATCAGCTATTACGCCTGTATGGATGAACCTCTTGAAGTTGTTCCTAAAGAGTCAGGTGCATTGTTCTTTGATGATGAATTGACTCATGGTGGAGCTTATCTTGAAGTAGATCGTATCCATAAGGCATACGGTATTCAGGAAACTGATGACAAAGACCCGAATATTACAGGGGGTAGCTCTTTCAATATAGTGGCAGTAGCCGCTATGTCTGGTGTTGCCCCTTCAGACGGTAAGGTACGCCTTTGGATTCAAGCACTAGATCAGCTTCGTAAACCAAAGGGTATTCTAACCGATGAGAACGGTAATCCTATGGCTGTCGAAAAGCACTACAAGGCGGGTGATACGTTAGATCGTCTAGTCATTGACCGCTTTGTAAATGCTAAAGCCCTGACCTATTTCCGTGTTATGGTTGACAATGGTTTCGATGATCCGTTGTTGCTTGAGGATAGAACTGAAGGTAATACCTGCCTGTTAATCCAAGAAAGTACCGAGAAGTCTCGTACTGGTGAAGGTGGCTTGCAATTCCAATTGGATTCGGGTATTGCTTTAAAGAGTACTCGACACTACTTTGGAACTGGTGTTATCACGACCTCTTGGCTCACACAGATGACTATTCCAATTGCTGATGGTACAGCAGGAGACGCATCTACAATGGCTGATGGTTGGGGCTTGAATGCCTTGAGCAACCTTAAGGCGGGTGCAGCTGATGGTAAGATTCAAATTCTATCCAATGGCACGGATATTGTTGACTTTGATTTCCATAAGATCATGTCTCCTGAAAAGACTGCTCTATTGAGAGGTAAAGCTCTTTCAGTATCCTTTGTAGGTGAGACACCTGATTGTGGCTTTGAAGTAGCCTTGATGAAGTGGGTGGGTGATGGTAAAGCTAATCCTAAGATTCTAGCTAGTAGAAACAACACCGTTCCTACGTTCTCTCAGGGATGGGTTAAGTCTGAATCCTTCTTTGTCTCAGAGAATGTACAAGGTTCTCAAACGATTATGAATGATTTCACAGTACCGACAGATGCAAAGCAATTCGCTGTCTGTATTTATCCCGTGGATGCTCAAACTCCGTGTACGTTACGAATTAGCAAACTTCAGTGTGATGCTAAGACTCCGTTCACTACACATATTCATGCTCCTACGGGAGTTGTGGAGGATCGTTTGTTCTTCAAAGAGGGTATGCAACGCTTCATTCAAGATAATGATGGGTACTCTGCCCTGCGGTACACAGTGAACGATACGTGGAGTAACTGCCCTGTAGGGTTCTCTAAGGATCAAGGAGATGTTACTTTGAATGATAAGGTTCAGGTAATCCCTGGGTCAAGTGCTACAGGGGGTGAGGGTGCTCTAGTGTTCCCAAATGATGGTACTGCGGACATCTCAGTTACATTCCGTGTATTTAATGAGCAGAAGGATGAAAATCTATTTACTGCTAAGCTCGTGAATGTTACTAATGCCGGGACTGTCACTGACATTAAGGCAGATGCTGTGTCTGTTAAGATCGCAGGGGGAAGTGTTGGAAGCATCGTTACTTTACGTGCTAAGGGAATCAATATAAAGGCTAAGGATATGATTGGTATTCAACTCAAGTCGGATAAGAAAGACGGTTGCTATCTCCAAAGTAACTCTCGATTGAATCCTTTGGTTGAAACAATCGTAAACTACAAGGAACTTACTAAATAATATATGGGGTTATCTAAAACTATTTTGCTTTAGATAACTCCTTAATAAATATAAACTAGGAGTTATATGAACGTTACAAAGAAAGATAATACTCAAGAACCCTGGGATACCAATAAGATTAAAGTAGCTATCCGTAAGGCTTCTGAAAGATGCAAGTGTCCTATTACTGATTTTTCTATTGAAAGAGTTATCCTTGGGGTTCTCTCTGAGATCAAAGATAAAGATTCTGTAAGTGTCTCTGAATTGCACTCTTTAGTAATTCACTATCTGGCCTTTGAGAACTTCCCTGAGATTTCCAAAGCCTATCAGGAATATCGAGACTATAAGAATACTTATGCTAAATCATTTGAGAAAGTTAAAGATGAAGCTGA